CTAAAAATCTCTCACCAAAACCACAAGAATAATCTCCAACAGTATCACCTTCACTTGAATACTTTAAATACATAAACTTAGCTATTGATGGTTTAAAAATATTTACCTCAGTAATTTTACCAAATTTTATTAATGATTCTATAATTATTTGTGGACTAAACCCCTCTATTTTTGATTTTGTAAATCCAATTTTTGATTTAATAATATTTTTTAATATTTCTTTATCAAAAAATGCTTCTGAGACACTACTAGATGAAATATTTGGTTTTACATTAAAATAACTTTTACAAAAAAACTTGCAAATATAAATGGACATATTTGATATATTATTTTGATTCATTGTAGATAAATTAGGTTTATATTTATTAAACACATTAAACTCATATAATACTCTTTTTATATCATCTGGACAAACCGCTCCATTTTTTATGAAATATTCAGATATTGGTTCAATTAATTTTAGCCTATCATTTTCAGATAGTTTTTTCAAATAAGTTGGCTCCATTTTCATATTATCTATAAAAATATAATCATGAAATGATTTTTTATCTAATCCCGGATGAACCTTTTTATTTTGATCAATAAGTGTTAAATATTTTTGATATTTTCTTTCTAAATAAATAGTTGCTGTTTTATATAATAAATCACTTATTTTCTTTACTTTTATATTTCCTCCGCAACTCAAAGAAGATGTGTTATGACCAGTTTTACTTACATTAACTAATCTTAATAAAATATCTTTTTCAAGAAAAATATCTTGTAAAGATTTACAAAACATATCTGTTCCTAATACAGACCAAATCCACTCTCTAAATCTATCTATTCTATTTTTAGCAAAAGAAATACAACCATCACCATCAAAATATCCTCTAATAAAGTGAAATGTTAAACTTTTATCTAACCAATAAGGATATTCAATTATAAAACTTTTTGCCTGTGGGCATCCCAATTCTTTAAGTTTTATTGACATATGTTTGCTATATATTGAATATTTGCAATATGTATAGATTTTATTATTTAGTTTTGATTCTCCTGTTTTTATATCATTAAAATCTCCACCAACAAACTTTACATATTTTTTTATATGTTCAATATCTCTGCCTTGCAAAGATAATTTTATAGCTCCAGATTTTTCATTATTATATGCATCAGCATATAAAAATCCTAACCAATATGCCTTTTCTTCAGAATCTATATTATCAAATATATATTCATTAACTACTCTTGTTCTTCTAGATTCAAAAACTCCTCTAAGTATTCCTTTTTCTTTTGCCCATAGAAGAACTTTTTTCTTATCAATTTTATATTTTATTCCCAAACTTCTTGCAGGAACGCCATCCTTATAAAGATCTAAAATATAAGGTATTTTATCTTCTAAAAATTCTTCAAACTTAATTGAAAATTTATATTCTTTTATTATTTTTCTTACATCATAAGATGATAGATTTACTTTTCTAGCTATTTTTTGAGATGAATAGCCATTTTCAACAAATCCTTTTATCTTATTTATCATTTTACATTCCACTTTACTTCATTATATGAGGTCATAAATAATTCGTATAAAGAATATTTTCTATTAGAATAAATATTAGTATCAGAATATAACCAATTTAATAAAATATAACAATTATGATAACTTTTTACAATAAATTCGTGACAACCTGGTCTATCATTAGATAAAGTGTAAGTTGTAATTTTTAATTTATTTTTAAATAAATCTAATAAATGATTATTCATATCTTCATTGCAATTAATAATTACTCTTGGACTTTCTCTATTATCAGATGGAACGCTAATACACCCCTTTCCATCAACGAATCCTCTAATAAAATGTTTTTGTAAATCTTCAGAAATCCAAATAGGATATTTTCTTATATTATAATTTAATAATTTTTCACAAATATATTTACTATTAATAGTTAATTTACTATATCCCTTACCAGTATCTTTTGATATTCTATTTCTTATATTTCCTGCTTCTATATTTCCATATAATTCAGTTGATATTTTTTCTAAAATATCAATATCTCTATCAGCCATATCAAAAGATAAATATTTATGATCTGCGCTTATTGAACCATCAGCACAAATAAATCCTAAAATATATGCCTTATTCTCTGAGTCTATTGAATCAAAATAATTTTGATTCAACATTTTAGACTTTTCATTATGCTTTATTTCAATATTATTATCTTTTAAATATTTAGATAATGTAGTTCTATGTACCCCAAAATGATCCTTTAATTTGTTTAAAGAATATCCGTCACTGTATAATTTTACTAATTCATTAATATCTATTTTCATAAATTGCCTCGCTTCGTATTTCTAAAATGAACCGTACACCATGTTGGTTCACTTATCAATATAACCAGCAATCTATGTTTTTCAAATATAAAAATAACGGAGACCAAAAAATTAGTCTCCGTTATAAATCTAACTATTATAAGTGATTGATTTTGTTCAGATTATGAGCCGATAATGAAGCTCTTGCGTCCTGCGGCTACGCCACGTGGATTAACGATTGCGAGTCCGATAATCTCGGAAACTACCCAGCCGAGAGACAAGCGCTTTGGCTCGTCGCTTGGAAGCACTTCAATATCCTGACGTATGGGCATAACGCCTACAAACTCCGGATCTGCACACCCGTACACAGTTCCTGGGGGAACGATTTTACTTACCATAATGTCTGCACCCCAGATGTGTGCATAAAGACCTGTTTGTAGCACTTCGCGCATAGTGACTGGATCGAAATCGCCGCCACCGGGACCCTGTCCGCCGCCTGAACCCCACTTAAGGATATCGGTAAATTCAACGATATTCATAAAGTATTTGGTAGTAACGAGGTCCCAAGCGTCGATTTGTTGTTTAATTTCGACTAGGTCTCTCTTTAGAAGACCAGCATCAGCGATATCAGTTAGTTGATTTTCGACAGTTGCGGCTGCATCGAGGGCTGCGAAAACGTTGGCATCTTCTTGAGCCATGATTTCTTGACGAGCCTTCTGGACAGCACGATCGATAACATTGAATCTCCGACGTTTGACTTCAGCGATACGAACTGTGGGATTAGCAAAGATTTCGAATTCGGGCACAACGACGCGATCGCCGAAGACGCGGGATTCTGGACCTGTACCATTTGAAGAAATGACAACAGCAGCAACATCGATATCACGGTCATATGTTGGTTGAGCACCTTGAGCTACAATTTTGTTAAATGCCAAATTTTATTTTAGCAATTGATGGATCATTTCTGTCCATCTCCACATATCTCTATATGGGTCAGACTATATCACCATCCTAATTAAATAGGATGTTCAACATGTAGTCGTTGAGGACTGATCGTTTAAATTTGAAGGTTCCACATTTAGGAGTTTATATTTTAGGCTATCAAGAAAATATGGTCTTATTAAATTAGATAATAAGATTGAATTTTCTTTATTAAAGGACAAGTAGTAATATTTTTTATTATTTCTTGTATATTCACAAACCTTACAGATTAAATTAAAATTAACCTTTAAGATTCTCTTTAAAATTTCATTTTCTTCTTTAGTAAATGATTCTGAAGAGATGCGAATATTGGAATAATTTTTCCAACCATCATCCATAATCCAAATAGCGAGAGAGAAGGGAGAAGTTAGATGATGAATTAAATCCTCTCTAACTACCTTCTTTGTATTATCATAAAATAAATCATGATAAAAGTTAAACTCGTAATGGGTTATAGAAGCCCAACTCCAAATAACACAATTATTTCTTTCTGGTATGATTCTTGAATTAAGATTATTAACAAAATCTTTCATTATTTGTTTTTTATATAAAAGATAATCAAGTTGTTTTGAGCCATGAGTCATATCCAACCTTTTACCTTTTTTATTTTTGCCTAATCTTCCTATATGTCCATCACCCAATAAAGTTCCTACTATGAATTCTTTTTGTTCAGTAGTAAATGGAATAGCTTTTAGATGATAATACTTTCTTACATTGGATCTAGAGGGTATTTGATATTCTTTTAACCATCTTCCTACCGTTCTACGATCAACATTATATAATAGAGAAACTTGTTTTAAAGTTAATTTTTCTTTTATATAATAGTTCTCTAATATTTCTTTAGAGGGCATTATAGGTAATTTGATTATATCATATCCATCTATCCAATTAGATATAAGATTTCTATTAACATTATAAATCTTTGCAATTTCTTTAATTGTTTTATTCATATCAATATAAAGTTTTTCAAGTTCTTCTTTTGGAGGAACAGGGATTGAAGGGTTTATTTTCTTCAATCTAATATTGAAAGATTTTAACAATTTAGAAATCTTAGATTTACTAGTTTTATAGATTGTAGCTATATCTAGTATATTTAGGTTTTCAGTTATGTATAACTCTTCTAATTGTGTTTTTGATATGTGGAGATCTTTCATTTTGATCTTTCCTGCTTATTGTCTGTGTATTCTTTTGATCTTTTATTTAATTAATGTGCGAATTAGGCGCGGTGCCATAATTATTGGGTATTAAATAACAAAAGCTGTACAGAGTTTCAAGCATACAGTTGAATTTTCTTAATTATTTACATAATTAAGCCGCTAGCTATTAACGGATCTACGATACGTTGTTGTTAATCTATATATCTCTATATAGTTCAGACTATATCTTCACTTAATAAAAAGCGCTCGGCATGTAGTCGTTGAGGATATGATTTTATCATCTTTCCTGCTGATTGTCTGTTTGTTTCAAATTATTTATTATATATTAACTTTTATTTGATATTATAAATAATATATTGAATGTTAATAAAAATAATTGTTCAGAGTTTCCAGCATATAGCCAAGTTTTTAAGCAGCCCCTATCGTTTAAAGTTAAGGGCTCTACGAGCAATTCCGTGATAATCAAGGTTCTTACGGCATTTATTGTTAAATTTCTTATAAAGAAATTGATGGATCATTTCTGTCCATCTCCACACATTTCTATGTGGATCAGACTATATCATCATCATTTAAGATGTTTGACATATAGTCGTTGAGGATTCTGACATCAATTTATATTTCATACTATTTACTACATAAGGTCTTATAATATCAGATAATTTTTGTGTATTTTCTTTATTTAAAACAATAAGAGGATATATTTTATCTTTTTTATTGTAATATCTAATATTTGAGTCCAGATCGTAACATCTTTTTAAATAATCTATTAGCGTATAATTTTCTTCTTTTGTAAAGCCCATAGATGCTATTCTCATATTTACTTTTTCGTTTAAATTTCCATCATCTAAAATCCAGGTAGCCAAAGCTATTGGAGTTAGATATTTTTCTAAATTTTGAGGAATATGTTTTATTCTATTTTCATCATAAAACATTTCTCCAAATAAATTTAAACCTTTATGAGAAACTGTTGTAGCACTATGCATTATTGAATTTCCTCTTTTATCAATATTTATTGAAAAATTAGAAATAAATGGAGAGAGCATTTCAAGTTTCCAATAAAAATACTCTTTCTGCTTTTCACAATGGCTAAAAGATAATGTAAAGTTACGACCGCTTTTATATAAGCAGCCATCTCCTAATACTGTTCCAACAATAATTTGTTTTTGTATATCTGTTATATCAAGATTTCTTATTTCTTCACGTTTTAATATTTTTCTATTATTCTTTATAAGAATCTCATTAACGCTGCAATTTTTATATTAAAATCTTTTGCTATATTAACAATTGACATATTATTATCAAAATTTCTTAAGACATCACCTGTTTGTTTATAGTTTGAAACATCATCTGAATTTATTATAATTCTTTTCATATCAGTCTTTCCTGCTGATTTTCTATATCAAATTGATATTTTCACTTTAGCTGTAATTTGTCAAGCTATCTTTCTTTATAGCTTATATAACGTTAAAGTAATCAATTATTTTAGAGGTTCCAGCATTTGGTCAAATTTTAATCCAACCAGTGTTAATTAATTGGATTCGACATAGCTTGCGCTAGGGCGATTTTTCCATCCTGAGTCATAATGGCTCGGGAAATGAGCTCATCTCTTTTGTCATCACTTAATGACGGTTGTCCTGCCATGCCCATATTTGATGGGGTATTATTCTCGAGAATCGAAGCATACTTTGCGAGATTTTGAGCAAGGTCTCGAAGAGATGAAGCATTCATCTCACCTTGATTATTAAACATATTCATATATGTCTCCTAGGGGTGAATTGTTTGCCAGCTTACGCCAGCATGTTTAAAATTAAAAAGAACAGTGAGGGATTCCTCAAAATTGAGGATTAATCCTGTCCCTCGGCAGGATATTTAAGAACTTAAATAAGATTAAAGAACTGGAGGATTGAAGTAGAAGGTAGCATAAGCAAATTGACGAGGACCAGTAAGGGCTTGGACTAATCTATTAGGAGTAGTAACAAGTGAACCATTGGTTTCGAAATCAATAAATCTACCAACAACAACATCAGCTTCGAAAGAAAGAGTTGAATTTGGAGTTAAAAGACCTAGAGATGTTGCATAAAGAGGAGCGCCAACATCTAGACCAGTATTAGTGGGCTGAAGTCCATCAACTTCGTCTGTATCGCAAGCATCGAGAGAAACGGCATAAAGTCCGGGTTTTTCCCAACAAGTAACTTTGCCTGAACCTGTTGCGGTGTGGGGACCTAACACCGCGCCTGCGGTAATTTGACCAACAAATCCACCAACAACTGAACCGAAGATAGTTCCGTAACCGGAGATACCTTCGTCAGCTAGCATTAGAGGACGACTATATTTACGTGCGTCTAATTGCCTGGTGACCACTGGGCGCTTCTGAACACCAGCGGGATTAACATAACCGTCAAAAACATCAGCAGCAGCTTTGTCGGTACCTGGAACTATAATTGAAACAAAAGTCACGACTTCTCCGCCCTTGAGGGAAAGAAGACCTGTGATTTGTGAATCGACGCCGTCAAATTGACCTAGAGGCTGTTGACCTGGTTGTAAAAGTTTAAGAGCCATTTTATTTTTCCTTATAATCTTGAATGCCATTTTAAATATAAAAATAAGGCATCTTTCTTACACCTTTAACTTACTAATAATTATATAAGAATTTATTGACAGAAAAAACTTATATTTCGAATGCTTTTTCTAATTTCGCAAAATCTTCTTCAGATTCTAAAGCATTTGTTGGAACTGTAGAAGAAGGAGAGGAGGTTTCAAATTTAGAAACATGAGATTGAGCTTCTTCCAAAGACTGTTTTGCTTTTTCCTGGAAATTTTCTGATTCTTTTAATAATTCAATCATATCTTCGACTGACTTCTTAAATGGGATAAGGGCTCTAATTATATCTTGGAAGTCATCAGCGACTAAAGTATTTGAAATATGTAACTTATCTTTTAGAGAAGAAAACCAGCCTTTATCTTTAATTTGAAGTCTTTTGAAAGCATTGGATTTAAAATTTGATTCTAATTGGCTGATTTGAGGTAGAATGTTTTTATACTCATTAATTAATTGATCTTTTGCAGATTTAATTGATTGGACCAAATTCACTTGTTTTGATAATTGGATTAGTTCTTTAGCATCTCTTGGGGTATGAACTTTTGTAATAACATCTTCAGCTTTTTTATAAGATTGATGAAGGGAATTCATTGAATAAAGAAAATGATTTAAATTTGTAATAAGGGATTCTTTATATTCAGGTTCCAGACCCAAAGTTTTCCATGTAGATTCTTGAGTAATATCCTCAATTTCTTTCTTTAAATTTACAAGAGTTTCCTCGAAATTTCCTTCAGTAAGACCTGCATGTTGTTGCAGCCAAACGGCGCTAAGAACTCCTGCTATTGCGGCTACTCCTGTTCCTATTATTGCCAGGGGTCCAAACGCTACTTTTTTTTTTAACTGAATTTGTTCCAAACAAGTATCGGCAAGAACTCTAAGATCATCTTTATCATTATTATCTAAATAATTGGCAATTTTAACTAAAGATAGAATGAAATTTTGTTCTGCATATCTATGTTGAGTTAGATGACCATCGGGAGTTTTATTAATAATATTTAGAATAATATTTTGTCTTTCATTTTCATTTTCCACCAGCCCATTTATTCTATCATAAGCCGGACAAATGACCATAGGAGTTGGGTGAGCATCTTCTATAA